TCGCTCCGCAGCAGCAAGTTATGCGCCGACCAATGAATAAGTCCATCTTTCCCTAAGTATGTCGCTGCTGATGTTCGACTAAATGTCACATAGTCCGGCAGCTTTAACATATTTTTAAAATCTAAATTCAAATTAGGTATACCATCAAGAACTTCTTGAGTTTGTAACCCAGTTAAATCTGAAGATTTTAGGAATCCACTTGAGTCTAATAAGCCATTTGAATTGTAAAAGCTACTCAAAGTACCACTAAACAAATAGGTACCATGAGTATCAAATACTTGGTATGTGCTTAATGTTGACGGAGCGAATCCACCTACCACATTCCAAACACTCGATAGTGATGATGTGATTGCAGGGTTCATATAGTGACCAACTTCACCAGCAGCAGACACATTCGTAATAGTTGAGGCACGCTCTAGCCGACTATCATAGTAATGTGGGTAGTTAGGAATTGAGTTGTATGTAGAAGAAAAATAAGCTTTGGTTGCCGAAGAATGGTATGACGAAGGTGAAACATCATTGTATTTCTTGAAAGCTAAAATTCCACTATTGTAGATCCCGCTATCTTCGTCCAGTATTGTATGGGCGTGATACTTGAATCCTTCTGCATCCTTTCCAAACGTCATTGCTTGAAAGGTGTAATTAGAAGCATCTAATATAGAGCTTGCAGATTCAATCGTACTAAGGTACGGGTTGATTGTCAATATGTCAGCTAAATGTTCTGCAAATCCTTTTAGTAGCATTAAACTCTCACAGTTAAACTTGTTATTAGATTATTAATCTTCGTAGGTCCATACCAAGAAGAGTCACTTCTGAAATCTGCCCTTGATCCACCATTATTATAGAGAATCCCACTAGTAATAGTAGCATCCCTACTTGCAATTCCTGTATAAGAATTTTTTCCTGCAATGTCATTCCAGAACGAGAACAGAGTTAGGATTCCCTCTCTCCCCAAATCAATTCTTAATTCTGGGCAGAATTGTTGTCTCATTGGGTAATGAAGCGGATCTCCAGATACGAGGTATTTACTCAGCTTGTTCATGGTCAAGTCAACAAGATCTATGTAGTCGAATAGGATGAAATCACCATTTGATTCACCATTAGGAATCATGAAAAATTCAATCACATAGTTTTGGTCTTTCCTGTGAACTTGGCCAAAAGCTTTTTGATACTCAGGAGTAGGAGCAAGCACATTATTATTTGTGTTGAACTGTACGTTTAGAGTTTCGAAGTTCTCCTTTGTGAAAGTTAACAGAGGATCAGAACCGGGATCAAGCCCAGAAGCAAAGCTGATACAGTTTAATGCGTTGTACCCTACAGATGGGTCTCTCCCAGGCTCTCTATCCAATGGAGTAAAGGATAGTATGTGGGAGTAATTTTCTAAAAGGTCCGAACGAGTTAGTATAGCGTCATGTTGAACCCATACTCCGTCTTTAGAGTATGACCATGATTTCCCACCCTCTTCCTTGGTGTGAATCCATACTCCTACGTTAGACCTTCCTAATCTAGTTCCATCCCTATTTGATGCTAGGGCATTAACAGAGAACTGAAACTTGTGATCAGGTAGTAGGAAGTTTTCACTTAGTGGATGGCCTTCTGCTGATGGGTTTGTATATGTTTTAACATCAACTTTTATTCTTGGTAATCCGTTACTGGATCTTGTCTGAATGAAAGTCCTATCAAACATATAAAGATCGTTGTATGTTTTCTTTAGTGAGCTTGGTAGTTTAAATACTCTGAATATATTTGACCCAACACCTGAGGTTTGAATTAATTCAACACCGTCAACTACAGAGGATACCCTTAATTCAGGTACTCCAACATACATGGAATTAGTTGAACTTGCGACTGTGGCTCCACCAGAAACTGTGAATAGTCCAGTAGATATTGAAGCATTTTGTATTGCTGAGAGATGTGTAGTCAGTAAAGCCCCAGCACTAGCTCCCAACAAATCGAAATCGGAGTTTCTAATTATGGAGCCAAATATATGTGAAAATATATTAGGACCATCTAAATTAGCTATCCCATCGTTCAGTCTATGCCTTTCAAATTGTTTTGTGTATATGTTATACAGGGCGTGTAAATCATATCCAAATCTAAAATTGTAGTAGTCGTAGACAGAGGCAGGAAATGTGCTAGAATATTCATTAGATATTCTATTTGAGTTACTTTGGATCACGTTGAACCAAGGTCTTCCAACTAAGATTTGATATTCCTCGCTGCTTGGGCTATATTGGGTTACTAGGGCTATAGCAGTCTGCACATCACCAGAAACCTGTAGGTATCTTTCTTGCTCCTTCAGTTTGTGCATCAGGATATAAATTGGTGGTGTTTGCCCATAGTCCACATGATACTCCATGCTGCTTGGGTATAGGCCCATGCAAGCAATGGTGTTGCTTACGTTGTAGCCATAGAAGGATGCGCTAGAATTTAATGTTTGGCAGCGACTATAAACGGCTGGAAGATTGTGGACGCTTGAGATTGATTGGAAGGATAATGAGCTTGGGATAAATCCTAGGATCATTCCGCTCAGGGCATCGTTTGACCATGACATAGGCATATTAAACCCTGTGTGGTCGTAATACCCATCCTTTGGCATCACCATCTCATAGTTCTTTCTTCTTAATGTATTTCTAGGCACATTTGTAACGGTTGTTGCAGTAGACATCAACCTAAGAAGATCTTCCCTCGTCCAGCTAACCCCTGTGGTATTGTAAGTTCTCTTATAGGAGTTTATGTAAGCACCTGAGGATTGCAGGTTTAACGATAACGGATCTTCCTTATCAATGTTTATTATTGGTAAGTTATCTTCGCTAAATGTTGCTGTATCCACCGACGATAGCTGAAGATTAATTAATGGTATAGCATGGGCAGGTGAGAACTTATGCACGATCTCTGCCGCTCTCTGCATTGCTAGCCCAGAGCTTACTGAATATTCATCCTCAGAGTCGAAGTTAAAATCTGCTGCATCTAAAATCAATTTAAAGTGGGATGACTTCCCATTCCAAAGCGATGCATACTCAAACTTCTTATCACCGTCTACTACCAGATCACCTAAGTTTGGAGCTTCATTGTAGCCGCTAGTGAAGAATAGCCAGCTAGAGGTTCTAATCTCCTCGTCTGGTGTTAGAGTGTTATCAATCAGGTATTGACGGACTTGTAAAGCGAACGCTTCTCGAACACCAAAGCAAACTAACCTGTCTGTGATAAAATCGACCATCTCTTGGTCGAGTTCAATATTAACGTAGTATGGATACTCCTCAAATGGTGGAATAGCATATCGTCTTCCTCTATAAGTAAATCCATTAGAAACATTTGGTATATGTGGTGTAAATTTAATTGTGAAAGCCTGATAGGTTTCTAGGAGTATTCTGTCAACTGCAAGTTTGATATTCTCATCCATGCTTGAAGAAGAGTACCCCTCTATACCTAAACCTTGGGCAATCTGTTGGTTGAATGTTTGGGGGGTTTTAAATATTGACGATTCTGTAGCTAAGGAGTAATAGATTAAGAATGGGACATATGATTCCCAAAGCTCTGTTATTCCTATGTCTACTCTATATTGGTCCTTTGGATATAATGAATTAAAGGCAAATTGAATTCCTTTTTTTGTACCTACTCTCTTATAGACTTCCACAGCATTCTTAAGCTGTAGTCGCCATCTGGAAGGGTCCGACCCAAACAGATCCCACCCTATCAAGTCTGACAGGAATGGTAAATATTCTTCTGGGCATTCGTCGATGTTGTAGAACGCTTCAATCTGTTCAGCATCGCTATTAGTGTCGAATGCGGCAAATGCTAATGACCTTATCAACTTCATGAAAGGTCCATTAGAAATCATTTTATTAATTACTGAGTTACTCTCGATAAACAATTCAAATCTATCTCTGACAGTAAAATCAGAGCGATCAGCGTACAATGGAGAGTAGATAACTTCCATCCAAGTCTTTAACTTATCTAGTTGCTGTGTCCCGCTAGTGTAAGTAGCTGTACCAGAAGCAAAGCTAGTTGGAATGTAGCTTGATAGGTTATTTTTAAATATAAACTCGCTCAAGCCCTTCATAGCGTCATCCAAATCTATTGTCTGACCTACGAAAGTTTTTGATACTAAAATATCATGAACGAATGCAGAAGGGTTATAGGTAGCCCCACTTGTGTTAAGGAAGTACAACCATCCTAAGTTTTCTATCAAGTACTTATGGCTTGCGCTTACAGCGTCACCTTGGTTGAAGTAGCTTGTAGGAGCATTTAAGGTTATTGACGGTAGTAAAGTATCAGACAAGTACTCAGAGAATTCTGCGCTAGTCTCGAAGTTTGCTATATTCTTTCCAACCCTCTTTAGGATATACTTGTTAAATTCTTGTGTTGATATCTTTGTTAGCTCGTTCTGCTTTACAAAGTAAGGAGCAATCCCCTCTAAGGTATTAATTGAACTCAGATAGGTTCCAACTACCGGATCAATTGGGATTACAGATGAAATGCTTGAAGCTATTGCAATATGGCTATTTATGAGTTGGTCTCTTAAATCCACAGCTTTTCCAAAGGTTTCAATATCGTCATTGATATAGAACTTTGGAATTAAGTATTCTAGAGCCTCATGGTAATTTGGCTTAAAGAATTGATTGTTATTTAAGTAGACCTTGCTTGCCATTAGATATAACTTATGCTTAGGCTTATGTTATTCAATTGAATAATTTCATTGAAATCCACATTGACATTTCCCACAATATTATCTATTGTGACGTATCTTAACTCTGGGATCTCCACTAGGGATCTAACTAAGTCTTGTGGTATGAAGCTCTCACCAAAGTCGGTATTATCAACATTAAAGTAAGTTAGAATTTTATCTCTGACTTTTAACTTTATTTCATCCTCCTTTAGTTTATACTTTCTATCACAAGTTACAGTTAGGACCAAATCTAAAGTTCTTATGAGACCATCAACTACGACTGGCTCATCAGTCAGCATCTTCTTCTCTGCAATAGCAGCTAGAAGTTGTCTCTTATACTCAGGTGTGGCTTTTCTTAGCTGAGTACCTGAAGCTTTCTCAAGAACGAACAGGTCGATAATATTTGCTGAAGAGTAAGCTCTTCTTACTACAGCGTTAGCCTTCCCGGTTGATCCATAGCTTGAAATGAAGGAGTTGATAAAGCCCTTGTAATCTGTTAGTGTTACAAGTCTGTCCTGCCTTCTAAAGGTTAGAGGAGCATATCTCTTTGCGTGAGCAATTGTTTCTGCTTCAGCACCACCTGTAGCTCTCGAAGTATTCTCCAAGGTTGCAGTAGAAGAGTTTGTTGATGTTGATATTAGGTTTACAGTTACAGGAACATTAACCACTTCGGCAGCTAAGTTACCTCTCTCACCACCACCAACTCTGTAGCTGATTGTATAGGTGTCTCCAATTGAAGGGGTTTTACCAACAGTATTATCACCGAACATTATAACTGCTGCACCATCATCGTTGGTGGTTACTTGGAAGATTTTATCACTTGCTCCAGAAGCAAAGTAAATATTTTCTTCTTCGGTATAAATGCCTTCTGAGTCAGCATTACCTTCAATGAAGATTTGAGCACTTCTCTCAACGTAGGGTGATTGCGTTAAAGCTACGGTCTTTACGGAGTCAGGTGATAGGAAAGAACCTGTTTCAACGACTAATGCGCCTTCCAAGATTACAGCATCGTTAATTATAATGCTGCTCTCTACTGTATGAGTGACATCGAATGCTAAATCGGTTGTTGCATTTTCGATATCTACAGTACCATTGGAATTGACCTTGTAGATTGTAAATGTTAGTTCACCTCCATCTTCTGGTGAGGTGATTGTGAATGTTCTATTTGCTACTGGGATTACAACGCTTGATACGTTTGTTACTCCACCTGGGACTGTTACTGACAACCTAGCGTTAGCAGCGGATGATATTGGGCCTTTTAGCTTAACTCCGACTAGCTCAAGCAACTTTTTAACGCTAGCTCTCTGTCTAGCTGTTCTCAAGAAGTTCTCGTTTGCAAGGTAATCAGACTTCATGGATTGGATGTGGCCTACAGCAGCCATCAACTCAATCAGAAACATACCGAAGTCCGACTCAGAGAAGTTGGAATAATCTAATGGGTGGGTAGCCTTTACATAGCTTATAAGTGCTGCTCGGATAGACTCAAAATCACTAGCTGAGTAATCTATCAATCTCTCCTTCTGATCCAAGTCAGAAGGTATGAGCTTCAAAAAGTCTGAGTCTACTGTGCCGGAGAATACCATTAGATTTTAATGTTTACTTCTAGATTATTGTTTTCCTCATCTTTTATAGTGCAGAATAACTTTACGTTCAGCACATTAGATAATCTAAAAGATGGTTCCGATTGGAATACTTGTAACTTATTTATGGTTATAAGCTTTAAATAGTCTGTAATTGACTCAGCAATACTGTCCCGAATATCATTAAATGTAGTCTCGTCCAAAGGCTCCATTAGGTAGTCAGCTAGGTTGCATCCATAATTTGGTAGCATAAACCTCTCCCCCTTGTAAGTTTTAAGTAATGAGTTTATCATGTTCATTACTAAATTCTTACCAGTTTGCTTGCTAAAAGTACCTCTTAGTGGTGTTGCCTCTAAAGGGTACTTAAAACCAGTCAGCTTATCAACTTTTGATTTGATTACTGACTTGGAGGTATTGGAAACTATTCTTCCATATACAGTAGTTGATGTAGGAGTTGCCATACTATACTATCTATGCTAGAGGTTCAATTTCTACATTCTTAAAGAAATCTCTGTTGGCCCTAAAATTTGTCAGGATTGCACCAGAATCGAGAGCCTTTGAGTAGATCTTGGTACAGCCCAGGTAGCCCTTTAAACCGCTCGTAATGCCCCCGTATTCGCCTCCCATGAACCCATTGCCCTGAATCCCGTCTGTAAATCCACCGCCCAGGATGTAGGGTGTAAAGAAAGTCCCGAGCCTTGGCCCAGCTTTAAGATTATTGGATGTTGTGTAAGACATTGAGCTTGAGGTATACTCAAAAGAGTTATCTCTCTTAAACGTTGGGTAGTTCAAAGATTTTACTCTACTATAGTAACTTCCAAATACACTCTCATAGCTTGAAGTTGCCATTACCTGTCCATCCAAGTAAATTGAGATCTGATTCAATGTTGGGTCAAATGACACGGCAACATGGCAGAAGTTATTGGAGCAAGAAGAAAACGAAACTCCGCTTGTAACCTGGGTGACGGGCACTTTCATATTGAACCACCCGTCTTGAGCGTAACAGTTACCAGAATCATCCAAAGACTTTGAAATAAACCCTACGCTTGATGAATCAAATGATTGTGTTGGTGCTATAAAGAAACAGGTTGCAGATGCAGGGTTGTCCGATTCAGAGTTACTTGGTAGAGCGTCAGAAGTTATTCTTCTATCTCTTGTGAATCCCATTACGATGCCGTGGGTAAACTTAGACCCATTATCGTATGGCATAGCTAGAATATTATCATATTTCTGTGCCCCATCCACAATACCAGTATTTTCGTTTGCTAGTATTAGTCTGTAGAGTCCGCTGACTTCTTGATTGTATCCACTTGAAACTGTTAAATTTGGAACGTTTACCCAAGTGTCTATAGTTGCTCCAGATTTATTGTATAGTAAGTCCTGTAGGGCTGGGGCATCAGGGAGCCTTACATAGCTGCCCATTTTGGGGTTTCCGCTGCTTTCAGAATAGTCTGTGATTCCCTTCAGGAATGGAATCCCTATTCCACTCTTCAATAGCTCTCTGGTGCTCTCTGCTACCAACATCCCATTTAATTCTGTCCCAACCTTGGAACTATTGAATAGCGAGAAGTTGTTGGATGATGGTGACTCTACATCGAAAGAGATGTAATTGTACAGCGCAAGTAGACCGTCAGTTACCACAGAGTCAGTTACTCTTAATGTTGCTCCTGAAGTACCGCTAACGCTTGTTGAGATTAGTTGTCCTATACCAAGGTTTGCAATAAGCAAATGGTTCAGAGAAGCCGTATCATAATTTTGTATTGGCTGGACGTATCTTGTTTCTATAGGTAGGACAACGCTTGAGACTTCACCTTGATTGAATGACAGTTTCTTCTGCTTCTCAATGTCTACCATGTAGTTGATGCCTTCCAAGAAGGAGAAGTCATTGATTGGAATCTTTCCTCTTCTTGCCCTACTTGGTTTACCATAGATTACTGGCATCTTTACTGCTAGCTCTATCTGCTTCTTTCTCTTGTTTATCTTTTGGTTGAAGTGAGATATCTCAGAAATTAGAACTTGCTTTAGGTTTGCAATTAGTAGCTGGGACGCTCCAGATGCTTGAAAGCTAGCAATTTGGGCTGATACGTCGTAAGCCTTTCTTTTCTTCTGACCATCTAAATCTTTAAGTAATATGTCAGCAGAGTAGTAAGGCTGTAATGACTCAGATTCATCAATATTATTTGGATCTAGTATTGTGTTAACATAGGTCTCAAAATCTTGAAGTGAGAACTGCTTACCTTTACCACCAAGGTTAGGATCTTGCTCCATTCTCCACAAAGAGTCTGTAGGGGTTGAAGAGCTATTAAGTCTGTTATCAATCTCTAGCAATACAGGAGCTATACCGTCAGTTTGAGAGTCGTAATAAAGACCGTCTACTGATAGGAGGAACTTGCCTTTTCTTGAGCGTGGTGGGCCATATGAAAGCCTGATGACCTCTTTTGGTTCTGGGGGAGGTGGAGGCTCGACATTCAAGCTGCTTGCAAATTCTGCAAACTCACCATTAAATAATGGCTCTAAGCCTGGATCTAATGCTCTTGCGGCTAGGATCGCATCTATCTCATCAACTAAAGCATAAGCAGAGTCTCTTACCTCTGCGGCTCTTCTTACATCGGCTACGATTATACCATACTGATCTCTTAAGTATTGCTCATACTCAGCCTGTGTCATCCCACGAAATCTGTCAGCTTCCTCTGCTGCGCCGTTTGATGTAAATTTTAACCAAGTTCTAAAACCACCTAAGCAGTCTTTAATGTACTCAATGTCTTGTGCAACTGCTTGGTAGTTTGCGTAAATACCACCAGCAAATCCTGCACCAGCACCTAGAATTGAAAGGAAGTCTGATAGTGCTCCGAACTTGTTAGCTTCGTTTGCATCCATCCCGTCTTCTGAAGAGTTGGAAACATATTGTATAGAACCGTCCTCAGTTTCGAACTCCATGAAACCAGATGATATACCTAGCTTTCTTAGTGTGGCTCGAATAACGTCATCGGCTCTATTAGCTCCATTAGCTGCTGAACCTCTTACAGACCCTAAAACACTTGAGGGTAAAAGTGATAAAAGTCTTGAAGTTAGGTTGAGCATACAGGCTGGCATACCGTATGCAATTTGTAATGCTGCAATAGGGTTATCGCCCCTGCCAGCTTGTTCCAAAAATAGGCTAGTATTGAATTGTGGCATGGCTATTCGTCGTAATCAGTCTTTTCAACTTCTATAAGGTTTTTAGTCTCTGCACTATCAGCGGGAGCAGAATTCAAGTGGACCTCGCTACCTTGGATTGCAGTTTGTCCTCCACTCTTGATGCTTGTCTTAGCACCTGATTGGATTTTAGTAGCTTGGTTACTTTTCATATTTATGCTATTAGCCTCTAAGTATATTGAGTTATTGGCCTTTAAAGCAATGTCGCCTTGAGATGCCATTTGGATAGAACCAGATGTCTCAAATACCACATTGCCCTCAGAGTCAATCTGAATTCTTGCTTTTGGGGTAACGATAAAGATTTTACTAGTATCGCCATTTGTAACAATGTTGACATCAGAGTTCTTTGACTTGATGTTAATATTACCAGATTTAGTACCACCAGAATCCCCTAGCTTAGTGGATGAGTTATTCTCAATGTTAATCTCTCTACCATCAATTACTAATAGGTTAATCTCTGATTCATAGGATACAACGCTATTGCTACCATTCGATTTTAGCTCGATTGCTCTTAGTGGGTAAGGAGAGTCCTTTCTAGGACGCTTAGTTCCTATTGGCTTGGATGTTATTACAAGTCCATCACCATGCTCAGTTTTGAGGGAAATCAAATTGGACTTTGGTGAATCTGAAAGGTTTAATCTTTTACCACCTGAAGATATTAGTTGGACTTTTGTAGAAACATAGTTCTCAAGTGTTCTAGAGTCGATGATCAGACCTTGCTGGGTGTAATCAGTAAAGGTCATTCTTTGGGGTATGCTGTTCTCTGTGTAGATGTACTTATCGACAATAGCCTTCATTGAGGCTGGAAGCTTCTTGGCATAAGCTTCCAAGATGTCACTATTAGGTTTTGGGTTTACTACGTTTGAAAGGTAGTAGTAAGTGTTTTTAGGCTCATCAAGGAATATCAAAACCTCAGTACCAGCTTCGGGCATCGCAAATATGCCACCGTAGTATGTTGCATAGTATGGGGATGTGTACCTTACTGGTATTGGGCCTAATTGGTGAGATTCAATGAAACACCAGAATATGCCCTTATCGGATTCTGATTCATGCGCTTTTGAAACTACTTTTGCTAGGTATATCATTGAAAATCTCACTAACCTTTAGTTTTATTGGTTAATTCCAAACTTCTTTTGTCCTTTAAATTTGTAAATATCCCACCATCAACACCAGTACCAATTTCAGTCTCTTGACTAGCTTTAGCTAGTGTAAAAGTTGAGTAGCACTCATTAGGAGATATAACGTGCTCTATTCCCATAATGGAATATGTATCAGTAAATGGATTTAAAGAATTA